GTTGATGCAAGCCATCGAGGAAGAAAATCTCACCAATGTCGAGAAGTACGAGAAGGCATTAGAAAAGGCTCAGGAGAAGGCTAAAGAGCTTCAAGAGCAGTTAGATAAGGTTAAGGCTCTAGAAGTAAAAGATCCTTTCAGCACATGGAAAGTTGATCCTGTTGCTGCAGCCATTGGTGGATTAACTAACGCACTGACTGAAGTCCGCACAGGCATGACTTCTACAGGCGTTGCTTGGTCAGAAGTAGCAGCAAAGATTGCAGCTACTGAAGTTAAGCCTAACCTCACAGGGTTCAAGTCATCTTTCCAGATGGCAAGTGATGAGGCTGAGTCAGCAGTAGAGACCGCAGTCACAGCCCTTGGTTCAACAGCGACAGCAGCAACAGCAGCAGCCATCGCTGCAGCAGCAGCCCTAGTTGCTGCCAATAACTCTAACCTTACTTCTACTGCAGCCACTACGACTGATGCGATTGGTACATCGACTACTACTGCAACCGATACCACAGTCTTAGCAATCGCTGAGTCAGGCTCAGCCACAGCAAGCACTATTGTGGCAACCTCACAGGCTGCCGCAGATGCTCTGGACAAACTCTACGAGGATTCAACAACGGCTCTGTCTAACGCTTCTGCCGCTACTACTACAGACTTCATGGCTACATCTTCTGCTGCTCTGGCAAGCCTCAAAGACATATTAAATGCACAGGCGAATGATTACGCGGCAGCAGCGGCAGCAGCTAGTGCACAGGCAACCGCCGATGCAGCAGACAGAGCTGGAGCAGGAACCGCTGGCGGTGGAGTCAACATTACTGTGAACACAGGCGTGGGAGATCCTAACGCTATCGCAGAGGCTATTCAGCAAGTCTTAATCGATGCAGGTAACCGAGGCACTCTAGACCTACAAGGTATCGGCTAATGCCATGGCTTCCAGAGTGGCGTGTGACAGTCAATGATGATGTTTACACCAATGTCACAAGCGTATCTTTTGCTTCTGGTCGCTTAGACATCGACCGCCAGCCTACCGCTGGTTACTGCCGAGTACAGATTATCAATACAGACGGCTCACCTTTTACCATCAATGTCTCTGAGACAATCACTTTAGAGCTTAAAGATTCATCTGGTACTTATGTAACTGTATTCGGTGGTGAGGTCTCAGACTTCTCCATCGGAGTCAGAAGCCCACAGGAGACTGGCTTCATTACAGTAGGCACTTTATTGGGCGTTGGCTACCTTGCAAAGCTTACAAAGTCTGTCTATAACACAGCCCTTGCAGAAGGATTAGATGGCGCACAGATTGCAGCCATTGTAGATCAAGTTCTGAACCTTACATGGGCTGAGGTAACTCCTACCCTTACATGGGACACCTACCCAGCAACTACGACATGGGAAGATGCAGAGTCCTACATCGGCACTATTGACTCAGGCTTCTACACCATGATTAACCTTGCTGCATCGGCTACGGCTAAGTCCAATACACTTGTAGATCAAATTGCCAATAGCGCACTTGGTCAGATGCATGAGGAAAAGAATGGCTTGGTCTCCTATGACGATGCAGACCATCGCATCAACTACCTTATAGCCAATGGCTTCACAAACATCAATGGCTCTTATGCAACTTCTAGCACTATCAGATCAACGACTCAAACAGCTCGTATCCGTAACAGCCTTATCTATAAGTACGCAGCAGGATACGCTTCTGCCTATAGCACCTCTGATACCGATTCTATAGCCACCTACGGCTTGTATCAGCGATCCTTTGAGTCAAACATCAAGGATCTCACAGACATCACTGAGATCGCTTCCAGAGAGTTAAACCTCCGCAAAAACCCTAGAGGCTCTTTGGAAGCGATTACCTTTCGCCTAGATAATCCAGACCTGCCTAGTGCAGATCTGGACACCCTTATCAACATCTTTTTTGGTCAGCCTATCTTGATCACTAACCTACCAAGCAACATGCTCGGAGGTCAGTTCGATGGCTTTGTGGAGAACATAGCCCTGCAGGCTACTCCTACCTATGTAGACATTACGCTCTACATTTCAGCTACAGACTTCTCACTATCAACGACACAGTGGGAATCAGTATTACCAGCCACCTTAGATTGGGATGGCGTAAATGCTATACTAACTTGGACTAACGCGACAGGAGCTTTAACATAATGGCACTATCACCGAACTATGGATGGGCTGAGCCAGACAACTCAAGCCTTGTAAAAAATGGCGCACAGGACATTCGCACTCTTGGCAATGCTATAGATGCATCCGTATGGTCTGTTGGCTTTGGTCAAGCAGGTAAGAATAAGATCATTAACGGAGACTTTGGTATCTGGCAACGCGGCACAAGTTTTACACCTGCAAGCACAGTAAAAACTTACATAGCTGACAGATATAATGTTTATCGCAATGGAACTGGGGCAACTGTAACTATTTCACGTCAAGCATTTACAGCTGGCAGTGCTCCAGTAGCAGGTTATGAAAACAGTTTTTTCTATAGTTTTGCCCAAAGCGTTGCAGGTACGGGTGCGACTTATAGCCAGTATGCATCTCAGAGAATAGAGGATGTTAGAACTTTTGCTGGTCAAACTGCAACATTCTCATTTTGGGCTAAAGCTGATGCAAACAAGAACGTTACGATCGAAATCTATCAAGGCTTTGGGTCAGGCGGAAGCAGCGATGTAACTGTTGCTGCTACTTCACAGGCATTGACAACTTCATGGCAGCGTTATTCATTAACCGTATCAGTGCCAAGTATCACAGGAAAAACAATCGGTACTAGCAGTTTTCTTTCTGTATCACTTATAGATGCAACTCTTAATACCACAAAGACAATCGACACATGGGGTTGGCAACTAGAAGCAGGATCTACTGCAACTCCATTCCAATTAGCAGGCGGTGGAACTCCACAGGCTGAATTGTCTATGTGTCAAAGGTATTACTTTAGAACTCAGACTGGTTTGGCTTATGCAACTTATGGCGTAGGAATTGGATCATCCGCTAATTTTGTATTCGGACAAGTCTTTCTTCCAGTAACGATGCGTATTGCTCCAATTTCGTTTGATTACGCTAGTTTGGCAGTTTATGATGCTACTGCTCCTTTAGTAATTACTAGTGCTGGTCTTGGCGGCGGTTTATCGACAACACAAAACGTTGTTCAGTTATCCTTAAGTGCGACAACAGGTATAATTCAGTATAGACCCTATCAAATTACAAATAACAATAGTACAAGTGGTTACCTAGGATTTAGTGCGGAGCTATAAAATGGATAATGTTACTTTCATTGAAATGAACGGTGTAGAACACGCAATCATTGATAGAGGCAATGGGGAGTTTACCTCCATGCTTAAATCCACATATGATGAGTTAAAGGCTAATGAAGCCGCAGCTAAGTAAAGCAGCGATCCAACTTAGGGAACAGATCGATGACTCATTCCCAGATCGTGACCGCGCATCGGATGGTTGGATCGGTGATACCCGACACGCTCATCGCAAGTCGGATCATGTGCCTGATGCTGAGGGTTGGGTTCGTGCCCTTGACCTCGACCGTGACCTGTTTAAGGGATCGCGACCAGACATCATGCCAGATCTTGCAGATCAGCTTCGTGTCGCTTGCAAGTCTAAGCAGGAAAAGCGTATTAGTTACATTATATTCGATGGACAAATATGCTCGCCCATCCTCAATTGGAAGTGGCGCAAGTACACAGGGGCTAACAAACACACCAAGCACTGTCATGTCTCGTTTAAGAAAGCGGCTGACAATGATGGTGCTTTTTATCAAATACCTATGTTAGGCGGAGAATAATGAAGATCAAGCACCCTGCATACTTAGCTGCTGGAGCATTCTTAGCAGCATGGGCATCATCTAACTTTGAGGCAGATTACCGCGCAATCCTATGGGCTGTGCTATCTGGCGTATTCGGATACGCGAGTCCTAAAAAGTGACACAGGCAGATTTCTTTACCCTTTACATTGCCACCATTGCTGCATTGGGTGGCTTGTCTGGCTATGTAATCACACATCTATTGTCAGAGATTAAGCGACTCAACACGCGGGTCGATGAGATCTATAACATCTTGCTCGACAGGTAGCATTGTGCTATGGCAAGAAAACCTACTAAGGCATTAGAGGATCAAGGTTACTCAAAGCTAGATGCTTACTGCATTGGGCTTCATGAGTATTACAAGTCATTGCGTAAGGCTGGCTTTAGTGAAGGTCTAGCCCTGTTCATGATTACCGATGTTCCATCCTATCCGCGCTGGATCTTGCCAGACCCAATCGAACCAGAGAAGCTGGGCGATTATGAGGATGAAGAGGATGACGATTAAGCGAATAGTCGTAGTCTCGGATTTACAAGTCCCTTACCATGACAGGGTTGCAACCCGCAATCTTGCTAGTTTCATCAAAAAGTTTAAGCCAGACCAAGTAGTCACCATTGGTGATGAGATTGACCTACCACAGATCAGCAAGTGGGAAGAGGGGCGCATGGGCAGTTATGCCCAGACCCTAGATGATGATCGCAATGAGGCTGTAGACCTACTCTGGGAGTTAGGCGTTACAGACTGCATTCGTAGTAATCACACAGATCGCCTGTATAACATCATCATGGCTAAAGTCCCTGCTTTCGGTGCATTGCCAGAGCTACGCTTTGAGAAGTTCATGCGCTTTGATGAGTTAGGCATTACCTTCCATAAGAACCCTATGCCTATTGCACCTAACTGGATTGCAGTGCATGGAGACCACACACCAATCAAGCCACAGGGCGGTCTATCAGCCCTTGAGGCAGCCCGTAGGCATGGAAAGAATGTCATCTCAGGACATACTCACAGAGCAGGGCGATCAGCCTTCTCAGAGGCTTCTGGAGGGCGTATAGGGCGTGTCCTACATGGTGTTGAGGTAGGCAATCTTATGGACTTTAAGCAAGCTGCATACACCAAGGGTGTAGCCAATTGGCAGCAAGCCTTTGCCATTATCTATGTCAACAAGGCTAAGGTGCAGGTCGATCTAATCAACATTGAGAAGGATGGCACATTCATTGTGTCTGGAAAGTCCTACGGCAGACCTAGATAATCGTTATCAAGTCGTTACCAAAATGTGCTTGATTAGTCTGCCATCTATGCGACACTAATCCTGTAAGCCAGTCGAGGGCACTGGATACAGATAGGAAAACAAATGAGCTTTGAGATGCCAATCATTGTATTGCTTCTAGCAGCTAATGCTTTGTGGTACTTAGTCGGATGGGCTAAAGGCTTTAACGAGGGCAAGCGTGAAGGCTTGGTCGTAGGCAAGACATTTCAGCGAGTGACAACAGATGCTCGCTAATGAAATCCTCTTATCAGCCACAGACACAATCTCTCAGCGTGGTCTACAGTATGGTCACCCTGCGGATAACCTGCAACACACAGCTATGGTCTGCATCATCATAAGAGACATCGCCATCTTTCTCTTCATAGATCTGACCCAGTGCGCTTGTGGCAATCTGATCCACAAGTGTTTGAGACTTGACAGTAGGCTGTGCAGCCTGACTGATCATGGTATAGAAGCCTGTGTCCACTGTGCCGATGTAGGACTCTGCATTAGCCCATGTGACATCTGCTGGATAGGTTTCCCATGTTGTAGTTGGTGTCACCTGATCCCATGGCAGGGATAGGGCTGCCCCTAGGATGTCTGCGATCTGTTCGCCATCTAATTCTTCTGCAAGTGCTGTGTTGTAAATAGCCTTGGTTAGGCGAGCCAGTGAGCCAATGCCTAGAATCTTGCCTGTTGTGATGTAGCCAGACTCTTCAGGGCTTCGGACTCCGATGTTGAAGTCTGATACTTCTCCACCGAATACAGTGACATAAGTGCCAGATGAGTTCTTTAACTCTAAAGTGATTGGCTCTGTAACATTGATGGTGAATGGTGAGTTATCTGTGTTGATGATCTCTACTTGGCAGTAACCAGCCGTAGCCTGTCGATCAATGTCTAAGCGACCAGAAGCATAGGAAACAGAGGTGACAGTCGTATAGACATCATCACCTACTGTAACTCGCCATTCTGGAAGCCATGTCATTAGTAAGCCCCACCTCGTAGAGTGCCACGCTGTACGGCATCGATAAGCACTTGGTCAATTGCTTCTGCAATAGCGTTAGGGTCT